GTAGGGCTCGGTGTGACGGTCGGGATCATACGTGAGGCGTTCTTGCTGGATCGTTCCGCTGTAGCATCCCCAGTCGGGCCCAACCCGTCCCGGGATGGCCTCTTGGGCGATCCCGAACCGGACCGTCTCCAGCGGGCTCGGTGTTGCGAGGCGGACGAGCTGGTGGCGGCGGGCGGTCATAAGGCGTAGCCCGTGCGGATGATCGTTCGGGGCGGGTTGGCCAGCCACGATACCGACGTGATCGCGGCGGCGACCTCCTGGGCGTCTCCCTGGTCCTCGACGGCCGAGAGAATTTGGCCCAACAGGCTCGACCAGGGCCAGTAGCCGCGGATCGTCACGACGGCCTTGTTGCGACTGGAGTGGTAGCGGGCCAGCGTGGCCAGGGCGACCTCGGCCAGCCGGGGGCTGTCGTCACGGAGGATGCGGACGCCGCCGAGGGGCCCCGTGGTGATCAGTTGGGAGTCTTGGTCGTCGTCCGTCTTGACGCCGAGGACGGTCTCGGGGCACAAATACCAGAATTCGGCTTCGGGGACGAACACATCGAGCGTGCCGTCGCTGGCGTGGTGGTCGTCGATCTCAAGCACCCACTCGACCCGCTGGTCGGTCCGAAAGGCGATCGTCGCGATCAGGTCGTCGTAATCCCAGACAGGGTCGAGGCTGGTGGGCTGGCTTCCGCCGGGCCAGTGGTTGAGGGCCAGTGCATGGGCCGGCTTGGCGTCGATCCAGATCCCCCACTCGGTTTGCGCGATGTGCAGTGACAGGCCGAGATCCTCGACGGGCGCGTATCGCTGGAGGTACGGGTCATAGATCCACGCGGCCGGCGGCAAGAGGTCGGGATGGTGGCCGTCCGGGTTGTTGTCGGTCTCCGGGTAGGTCGAGTAGTCGATCCCTTCATACAGGGGCAACCAGTCGAGCGTCGTGCGGGTGTGGCGCTGGTAGTCGGCCGTTTGCTCATAGTCGACGTTGGTCACCTCGTCCAGAAACGGGGCGGCCTGGCCGGCGTTGAGGTCCCAATAGTTGGGCGCACCAAAGAGTCGGAACACCGGTCGCAAGTGGTCCCGCTGGCGGGCCAGATCGTGCTCGTAGGCGTCGTGGAAGACGTTGCCGGTTCCGTCCAGGTATTCATTCAGCAGATCGGTCGACCAGCGCGGGACGAGGGAGGCGTGGCCGGCGAAGTCCTCGGCGTCGGCGGCGTCGACCAGGCCGGCCTGGACCTCGGCGTCCTCGCCCCAGAGCGTACAACAAACGACGATCCGCTGGCCAAAGACGCGCAGCCGGCCATATTCGTGGTCGCTGGAGCGCTCGAGCTGGCAGTCGACCTCCGGCTCGTCGCCGACCTGGATAATCACGCGGTTGGGGTTGCGCGCAAGCGTGCGCGTCTGGAACTCATAGTCTTTCGGCAACAGGGAAAAGACGACGACCTCAAACCCGTCGGTTTCGTCGTCGTCATCCTCGTCGGCCTTTTCGCGGTAGCGAACAAAGAAGTCCAGGCCGTGCTGGTGGTTAATCAGGCCGCGGAGGATCCCGGCGGCCGTCGTCGTGTCGCCCCAGTTGATGACCTGGTGGAGGTCCTCCAGGAGATCCGGCTGGCCGGTCAGGGTCCAGGCGGGGCCGCCAGTGGCCGATTCGTCGACGAACCGGGCCAGGAGATATTCGGCGTATTGGCGATGGGTCCAAGTCTCGTCGCCGCCGTAGGTGTAGGTGCCGTCGGCCTCGGCGTCGTCGTAGCGGTTGCCGACCGGATCGCCGCGGCGGTCCCGATCGTTCATCGGCGGTAACCAGCCGAGCTCGACGACCCGGCCGGGGAGCTCCTCTTCGGGCACGCGCCAGTAGCTGCGCGAGACGGCGATCTTTTCCAAGAGGCGCAGGGGACCGTAGGCCGTCCAGGTCTGGACTCCGGAGCGGTAGACGTCCGAGCTGTGGATTATGCGGGTCGAAGCCTGGAAGCGGCCGACAAAGACCGTGTCGAGGCCCTGGTCGCTGGCCAGCCGGAGGCGGACCCACCAGCGGTGCAGATTGCGAGGCGAGCGGGTCGCCAGCGCGGTCTCGAAGGTGTCCTTGACATACCCATAGCGGCGGCGGAAGGCGCAATGCGAGATCCCTTCGGCGGCGGCTTGGATGGCCCACTCGGTCGGCTCCAAGTCTGGCGCGGGGTGCCACTCATCGGCCCAGTCCTTGCGGACCTCGACGATCGGCGGGACCGTGCGGCGGACAAGCGGCGAGTCGGGGCTGTAGATCTTCATCACGCGCGATCGGGGATGAGGCCCGGCCAGGGCTCCAAGGCCAGGGGCGTCGAGGGGCCGACCGCGTCGGCGGTGGCCTGGCGGGTGGTCGAGTCGATCGAGTAGACCCAGTCGGGACTCACGTCGGAACCGTCGTTGCGGCGGGTCTGTAAGCGGACGGTGACCGTGGTACCGTTGGCCTGGCCCGGCAGGTCGTAGACGAGGATTGAAAGCCAGTCGGTCCCGATGGCCTGGGTCAGGTCGGGGTCGTTGGTGTCGGGAGCGGAGCCGTCGATCGTGTAGCCGATGGCCCACTGGTCGGCCCGCAAGGCGGCGGTCGGGTCCTGGAGGTAGACGGCGTGAACGCGGATCACGCCGCTGGCGCGTTGTTCAAGTCGCCAATGGGTCGGGCCGGCCGGCGGGTTGCTTCGTTCGGCCCCGTCGACGATCTCCAGGCGGACATAGGTCTCGCCGGCGGGGCCGAGGGGCAGAAAGCCGGAGTCGAGGACGCCATTATAGTACGACACGGAAAGATACCATGTGCCGTCGCCAAAGACGTCGGCCGGCGTTGACGGGAGGCTGGAGGCGGTGGCCCAGGGGGAGTCGGTCTCTTTGGGCGGCCGGTAGCGGCTGCGGTAGAAACGGTACGCGGCCGAGTTGAAAACGCGGTACAGTCCGCGGCCGTCGTGGTAGTGTTTCCCGCGCCAGGCGGCCGGGTTGCTCAAGTAGCTGGGCCGCGGCCGGCGGCGGCGCGCCGGTGGCTTGGCGCGAGTAACGGTGACGATGTTTTGCGAGGGCACAAAGGTCGGGGTAACGGCGGCAATCCCGTAGGCCAGGACCATCGGGTCCGGGTGGACGTCTTTGGACGGGGTAACGGCGGGGATCGTGAACGCGAGGACCACCGGGTCGACGGTCTGGGTGATGGCGGTGATCGGCGTCGGGGCGGTGAAGGCGATCGTGATCGGGTCCGGGGTGATGTGAAAGACCTTGGACGTGGTGACCGAGGGGATCGTGCAGGTGATCGCGCCGGCCGCCGGGGCAACGGTCTTCGCGGTGATCGGCGTCGGGATGGTGAAGGCGAGCGCGACCGGGTCGGGCGTCGCGGTCTGGGGGATTAAGGGCGTCGGAACCGTAAAAGTGAGTGCGACCGGGTCCAGTGTGCGGACGATACCGGCGCCCTGAATCGAAGTAAAGATCCCTGGGTTATAAGTCGGCGTGCCCGTGATGAAATACGAGCCGAGCGTGTAGGCGGTCGAGCCGGTGGCGAGCCATGCCTCGCGGAAGGTGTAGTCGCCAGATTGGCTGGTCGCGCGGACGTTGATCGCCAGCGCCCACTGGACGTCCGGCGTAGTCGTATCACCGTAATTCCAGGCAGCCCGGATGTTGGCCGTGAACTGGTCGCCGGATTGGGCAGGTTGAAACCGGAGCCGATTGGTCGACTCGTCGGGCTCCAGCGTTCCGTCCTCGGTCCAGTTGCCGTCGTTTGGGAAGGGCACTTCGTGCAGGGTGAGCTGGGTCGTCGGGTTAAGCCCGTTGGTGCCGTCCCAGTTGGAACCGAGGATAACGTCGATCGACGCGGGGAAGTTCTTGAGACTCACGACGGCCACTCCCATCGCCAGGCCCGGACCTTGGCGTGGTCGACGGGCGGGTTGACGGTGGCCGGATTTGCGCAGTCGGCTTGGTGCAGCCGGAAGGCGTGCTCGCGGGTGACGACCTGGCCGCGCCACCGGCACATGGTGGCCGACCAGTCGCCGAGGTCAGCCGGTCGCCGGATTGTGTAGGTGGGCGCGTCGCGGATCTCGTCGTAGGGCTCGCACACCTGGGGATGGTGGCCGGTGAGGATACCTCGCCAGGCGGCGCGGCGGAGCTGGTCGCGGAAAGTACGATCGCGGCGGATGCGGCGCTCGACGGCCGCATTGATCATCCAACCGACCGCGGGGTCGTACCATTGGTTCGTTTCGAGCTGGTGGGCCTCCTGACGTTCGCGGACGGCCAGGGCGGCGACGCCGAGGTCGGCCCGGTTAAGGCTGCCGAGGGCCTGGTAAACCAGGTCGGCGGCCTGGCCGTCGAGGGCCAATGGCGGCGGCCAATCGGCGGCGGTGGCCGGTGATCGCCGCAAGGCGAGGTCGTAGCTGGCCGCTGCGGCGGCGAGCTGGTCGGTGGTAGGCTGGTGGTCGAGGTGGCGGGCGATCCGCTGGAGGCCGGCCAGGGGCCGGGCGACGAGCTCGTCATAGTCGATGGAGATCCAGTCGTCGAGCGGCCGCGATTCGAGCCAGAGGGCCAGGCGGCCGTTGCCGGCCAGGTAGCGACGAGGATCGGCCGGGCCGCGTTGGTAGGCCCACGCGCCGCCGTCGGCGACGTCGACGGGGTTTCGGAGGTCGCGTTGCGACTCGGCGACGTGGCGGGGGTCGCGTAGACAAAGGACGTAGCGCCAGACGAGCTCCGGGTCGGTCCCGGTGGGGCCGCGGCCGTCGATCCCGGGGACCAGCCCGTGGGAGATAATCTTGATTGCGCGGCCGCCGTGGTCGCCGACGGCCGCCAGGCCGCGGACCACCGCGCCGGGCACTTCCCAGAACCCGGCCGGGTTCATGCGCTCCATGTGCTTGCGGACCCGGGCCTGCTGGTCGCCGAGCGGCTCGTTGGCGTTCTCGTCGTCAAAGCGCGGGAACTTCTGTCCGGCGATCGGGATCCCCAAGAGTCGCAGGGCGCCCATCATTGCGCTGGTTCCGCTGCGCGGGTCGCCGGTGACGACGATCACTTTATCCGGTGGGCAAGACATCGGCTGTGGTGCGGTGTTAGGCGGCTTGGAGGATCCCCTCGGCATTCCACTGGATGGTGAAGTTGGATCCATCGTTCGTCACCGGCGAGGCGAACTCGATCCACGCGATCAGGAGCGAATCGGCGTCGTTGGTAACGTGCTTGTAGAGTAGCGCGCCCACACAATCGCGCGTGCCGGCTCCCAGGCTGGTCCAGGTGACGTCATCGGCGTCGAACTCGGCCCGGTCGTTGGGGTCGTCGACGTTGACGGCCTCGTTGGTCAGGGCCTTGCGCGCGTAATTTGCCCCATCGTGCTCGTCGAGCGTCGTGAGGTCGCCGACGTAGACCTTTCCGTCGTTCTCCGTATCGGCGGTCGTGTTTGACATGCACAACAGAACCCGGACGTCGTCGGTATCCAGGTCGATCGAGCCGTCCAAGAGTCGTTTTTTGGCGGCGTTGAACATATGTGAGGCCATGTGTAGCTCCGGTGGTATGTGTGTTGGTTAGGGTGGCCGTCTAATCCTCTTCCCAGACCAGGGTGATCGACACGCGCGCGGCGGCCGCGGTCCGCGGGGCAAGCAAAATGCCGAGCGTCTCGTTGGGTCCCCAGGTCGGTCCGTCCCGATCCCAGGTTTGGATGATCCCGCCGCGGCGGTTGATGTTGGTCTGGTAGAGCGGATAGGTCCCGTAGGTCGTCGGCTCGACGGTGTACGTGTGGTAGGCCGTCATGATGCTGTTGCGGGCGTGATCGTCGGCCTTGGGAATGTTGGCCGAGGCGACCGAGGTGGCGGTCCCGTCGGCAGTGTTGTCGGTCTTGTTAACGCGAACGCCCAGGTTGAGATCCTGGGGCGTGTCATCGGCCGGGCCGATAATGAGCTGCAACAGGCGGCCGCGGTGGCCGACGGTGTTGACGGCCTTCAGACCGATCATGGTGGTATAGTCGTCGGCGACCGCGCCGGTGACGGCGTCGTCGATGGTGAAGTAGTAGATCATGTCACAGTCCCGAGAATGCGAGGTGGAGGTGGGTCAATACTGCGGCGTCGCTCGGCGAGGACGCGGCGATCGTGCGGCGCACGTGCAGCGTGGCCGATCCGCCCGGCGCGATCGGATCGAAGGCTAGGCCGGCGGCCTCGGTGGTCGGTGATACCCAGGTGATCCCGTCGTCGGAAATCTCGATCCCGGTGGTGGCCGCGTCGATCCAGGCGGTCACCTGGGACAAGAAGGCCGTTCCGTCGTTGGCCAAGGCGAGCTGGTAAGTCTCGACGTCGCCGGCGGCGGCCTCCGCGGCCGACACGTCGTCGGAGGCGACGCCCGTGTTGTAGCGGTCATGCAAGAGGACGGGGGCCTCACGTGCCGCGAGTAGGTAGCTGGTGTAGACGAGGACGCGGAGCCACTTATCCGGGTCCTCGCCGTCTTCCAACAGGTAGGTTCCGTCGGCCTCACAAAGGACGTCGGGGCCCCAAGTCGAGGAGCTGGGGGCGCGGAAGCTGATGCGGCCGGCGGTGGTGCTGCGGAGGTGGGCGAGCCCTGGACCGCAGCGGGCGGCGACGGCCAGCGGGACCACGCCGGGGATCGTACCGAGGACGGTGAGGTGCTTGACCTCGGCTGAGGCGTACTCAATCCGCAAGGCGTCGGCGTGTGTGGCGGGTGTGGCCATCAGGTGAGCTCCCCGCGGAGGCGGACCTCGCCGCGGGTGTTGCCGGCGGCGGACAAGGCATAGGCGATCGACGGCGTGGCCTGGGTGATCAGACACCCCGTAAAGGTCTGGCCGTTGTCGTTGATGATCGTGACGACCGTCCCGACGAGGGCTTCGATGGCCTGGGCCCAGGCGAGCACGGTGGCATAGGCCGCATACTTGACGGCGATGAACTCAAATTGGCCGGCGAGGCCGAGGTGTTGCGCGCCGGGGCCGTCCACGCCGGGCCGGTGCCAAACGTCCAGGCGCGGCGTTTTGCTGGGGGCGTGCCCCTTGACCATGTCACAACTGACGGCTCCGACGGTGGCCATTTACTTGTCCCGGTTGGGGTTGCCGAGGGCCTGGGTCCGCTGGGCGGCCTGGCTTTTTAGGAGTTGGTTTTGTTTGCGGGTTTCCTCGATGAGCTCGCGGAGTAGCTGGTCGGTGGTGGACTCGCCGGCGGCTCGGATTGTGAACGGCGCGGTCGTGGTCCCGGTCATAGGCGCAGGGGCCGGGGGGACCTGGTCGGCGTCCGGCTCGACCGACCCCGGCGGCGTCGGTCGTGGCCGAAGCGATGCGCCCTCGCCGTAGGCGTCCGTGGGGATCACGGGGGTCGTCGTCGGCTGGGCGGCGGCCTCTGGTTGCGGATAAGGCGAAATCTTCGTGAGGCCTTGCGAGCCGGGCCCCCCCTCGGGGATCTTGTATTCGCTGTCCTTGTAGATCTCGCGCAATTGCGCGGCGAGCCCGACGAGCAGGTCATATTTCTCGCGCTTTTCCTCCGGAACCATACGGCGTCGCAGCGAGATCCGTTCCTCCGGCGTGAGGGTGCGGACCGTGGCCTCCGGGCCGGGTGCGCGCATGCGGCCGATTCCCATATAGCCGGGGTCGGCGCCGGGTGCGAGTTGTTCGCCAGCGAGCGACTCGGCGGCGCGTTCGAGTTCCTGGATCTTTGCCGGGATATCCCCCCAGGTCTCTATCTCAACTTTCTTTACCTTCAGCCAGCTATATCCGGCGTCGTGCAGGATATCGGCGAAGTGCTTTTGGAATGAGCCCAGCATCGCGTCGCGCTTGTCCAAGGATTCGAGCTGTTCTTTGTACGTTTCCAGGACCCGCTCTGATTGAGCGGCGCTTTGCACGTCGCCGCCTCGAATTTGAGCGATCTTTTGCCGGTAAATCTTGCGGCTTTCCGGCGATTCGGTGTCGAGGATTTCGCGCTTGAATTGGTCGTAGCCGACGCGCATCGCGTTGCCGCGCTCGTCGGTGTAAGTCTCCCGGCCGGCGATCAGGGCGCGGAGGCTTGCTCCGGTGCGGGCCTGGCCACTCCACCCCTTTAGGAACTCACGGCGGAGGTCCTCGTCCTCTTGGAGTCGACGGATCGCGGCGTCGAGGTCCTCGGGCATCGGGCCGCGGACCAGTTCGCCGGCGCGGTCGATGGCCTCGTTGCGCTCGTCCATCTGCTTTTGCCACTCGTCGAGGCGCTTGGCGTAGCGTTCGTCGTATTTCTCCAGGGCTTCCTGGTAGGCGATTTCGGCGTTCCGGGCGGCCAGCGCAGAGGTGGGTTTGCGTTTTGAGCGTTCAGGCGGCTCATACTCCGGTTTCTCCGGTGCCTCGCCGGTGGGCATTTCGTAGCGCTCGCCGAAAAATTTCTCCAGCGCATCGACGAAACCAATCATGCCAGTCATGGTCCGTCGGCCGGTCGGATCGGCCGAGGCCTGGCCGAGCGCAGCGTAAAGCGCGGCCGCCTGTCGCTCGTCGGTGCGGCCGAACTGCAAGGCGCGGGTGATCGCGGGCGCGACCGTCTGGCCGATCAGCCCCCAATCGGTCACGCGGGACTTTTCGCTCACCGATCCGAGAAAACCGAGGATTGCCTCGGGATCTTTGGTTTTCAATAGCTTCGCGAGGTCGAGAACCGCCCCGACCACTGCGGTGCCTTCCTCCAGACTCTCGGGCACGAGCTCGGCTGAGGCTTTGATGGCTTCGAGGGCTAGCTCAGGCGGCAGAGGCCCGCGGGCCGAAATGGCCGACGTGCCGCGCACATAAAGGTCTGAGAGCTTCACCCCGGTCGCCTTTGAAATCTCTTTCATCCGTTGATCTGCCCAGAGCCGTTGGGCCTCGGTCGTAGCTCCGAGGTTGCGGCGGAAGGCGATCTGGGCGTTGGCCAGCGTGGTGGTGCTCTCGCTGGCACGGAGCTGAGTCTGTTGGAGCGTCTCCAACTCTTTGCGGACGAGCACGATCGCGCCAGCCAGACCACCGGTGACGCCCAAAGCGGTGCCGAGGCTGCGGACCATGTTCAGCGTGGTGCGGCCGAATGCGCGTTGCATGGCGGTGCCGGTCCGCCGGCTCTCGGCGCCGCCTTCCTTGAGTGCGTCGATTTGCTCGCGCTGCTTGTCGATCACGCGCTGCATGGAGGCGATGGCCTTGGCCTCGTCTCCGCTGATTTCCATGATGATCTGGGCGCGTGGCATGGCGTCACCCCGGGCGTCGCTCTTGGTCCAGGAGCCAGAGGTCGGTCAGAGTCGGCAGATAGTCAGGGTCTAGCCCGCAGGCCCAGCGACGGTAAATCAACCATCGTGGGCTGGTGGGGACTGTTTTTTTTTGATCAATTCGACGCGCGTCGGCAGATCGACGACGGCGTTGAGCACGTCGCAACAGATCCGTTCGGTCAGTAGTTCGAGCTCCGCAGCCTCGACGTCGGACAGGCGATAGTTGGCGGCCAGCGCGACGACCGCGGCGGTGTGGAGGTTCTCAAACTGGAGGATCAGGGGTGCCGAATCGGCGGCGGCCGCGTCGACCAGGCCGGCCTCGACGACGGCCGCATAGACGGCGGCGTCCCAGTCGACGGCGAGTTTCCACAGCGGCCGATACCGCTCGACGACGTCGCCGCGGATCCACGTGCCGGCGTCGTCGAACTTGGAGGTCTGCGGCAAGGCACAATACCAGCCGTCGTCGGCGGTCGCCCGCGCGATGGGGACCAACCACTCGCGGCCGTCGGCCAGGGTAACCAGGTGGCCGCCGAGCTGGTTTGTGCGGGCCAGATCGTTGGGCGCGATGGGCTGGTCGCGGTAGCGGCCGATCCAGGCCTCCAGGCCGGGGATCTTCCGCCAGTGCTGGACGTCGGCGTCGTAGAGGGTCTTCGCGGCCCCGACTGACTCGTCGTCGGCCAGGACCCAACCGGCCATATTGTCGGGCCCGGGGTGGACACGGCGGGCGACGGGGCGGCGCTCGAAGGCGTAGCCGAGGCCGGCGGCCTCGATGGCCGTAAGGTCGGGGCCCACGGCGCCGCCGGCGTCGGTCGGCAGATAATAGAGAAAACCGGCCATTAGGTGATTGCGGAGGCGGGGTCGATCGTGATCGGGTTATTGGAGCCGTCATATTCGCATTCGATCACCACGCCGGTCTCGGCGGGCGTCGATCCGCGAGCGTCGAACAGCGGGACCAGGTGTGCGAGCCCGTCGACGGTGAACTTGATGTGCTCGGCTGTGCCGTTGGCGACGTAGCCCGTTTGGTTTCGCTTGCGCAAGTACAGGATCGAGTTGGCATGGGCGCCGGTTTTGCCGGCGAGGGGAACGCCGGCGGCGGCAAACCATGTCGGGTCGATGCCCCGCAAGGTGACCTTGGGGAGGATGGTCTGGATCGAGGCGGTCGTGGGCCAGAGGTCGCCGTCGGCCGATTCGGCGACGGCGGTAATCCCAAAGTCGATGTCAAACTGGCGGATCTGCGCGAGCGTGACGCCGCCGAAACTCACCGGGCCGAGGCCAAACCGCTCGACGTCGCTTGGTGCGGTTGGGACCGACTGGCTCTCGGTCAGCACAATGGGGTCGTTCGATCCGTCGTAGGTGATCAGGATCTGGTAGGTCAAGGTCGCGTTGCCGCGATGCGGGACCGAGAGGCGCTGGGGGATGATGAGACCATCGTTGATCACCATTTTCCGATGGGCGCCGGCGCCCGCGCGGACTCCCCCTTCGGCCATTTTGTAGGCGTAGAGGGTAAGCTTGTTGGCCAGGTCGGCGATGTTGTCGCCGGTCAGGCCGACCAGGCCGAGGGCGGTGGCGATGCCCAAGCAATCGAAACCGGTGATCGGGTCCTGGCCGACCAAAGCAGCAAAGCGGGTAAAGGCCTCGCCGCCGGTGGCCTCGGCGCTGATTTGGTCCTGGGGGTCGATGTTGAGGCGGGTGACGCCGGGGATCGCGGTGGAGTCGTGGACCACCGCGTAGAGGGTATGCAGTTGGGAAACGGCCATGGTGTGGGCTCCGATGGTGGGTGTTGATCAGGGTGGCCGGCCGGCTCCTTAGCCCGGGGTACAGTCCATCGTGGCCTCGACGTCGAGCGTGGCGGTTTGGCCACTGGAGTTCGTGACGTAGAACGCGGTGACGTCGACGGTCAGGAGGAAGCTGTGGTAGCTGTTCTCGTGCCAGATATAGGGGACGCCGGCCTTGAGGTTGATCGTGTTGTCGGGCGTGGCTCCGTCGTTGGTCTCAATGGTGATGTCCTGGTCCGCGACCATGTAAAACGACTTGACCTTGTCCACATCCAGGGCAATGTTGACCAGGAGGTCGGTCGACGAGTCGGGAATCGACGCGCTGTAGATGTTGGGCGCGGAATCGGCGGCGAAGGTGTTTTGTTTGGTGAGCTGGCGGCCGCCGGTATTGACGGTCTCGGTGATCGTGTGGCTTGCGGACATGATGCAGGGCTCCTAGAGGTCGATTCTTTCGGTGTCGAGGACGCTGGCGAGCTCGCGCTCGAGCGTGCGGGTCCAGCGCTCGGCCATACGCTCGGCGTCGGCCTGGTCGATTACGGTAAACTCCTGCTCCATATCGGGCAGATCGGCGCGCTTAAGGGCGAGTTTACCGGCGTTGAAGGCAAGGCGGGCGGAGCGGCTGGTCGAGGTGATCCGGGCGGTCCGGGTGGCCCGCAAGCTTCGGCCGGTCAGGCGCAAGGGGTCGACATGATGATATTGCTTGTGCTTGCGGCCGGTGTAGCTGCGCCAGTAACCGAAGCGGTCCGTCTTGCCGAGCTGGCCTTCGCGGGGCGCGTAGCCGTAGCGCTGGGCGCCGGCGCGGGTGAAGTGGCCGGGTCGGATCCCGGTATGCCACAACAGGGCCATGGCGTAATAGGCGGCCTTCTTGACGCGATTGAGGATCCCGCGCCATCCTTTAATCCCGGGCACGGGCCCGGTGTACCGAAGGCTGAAAACGACCAGGTTGGGCTGGTTGTATGCCATCAGCCGGCCCCCTCATAAGTGATGGCGAGCTTGGCGAACTGGTACACGCCGAGCGTCGGCGCGAGGCTCTTGTGGTTCCAGGCGATCCCCTCGACGAGCTCGATCTGTACGATCGCGAGGTAGCCGGGTTGGCCGGCCAGTTCTTTGAGGTCGTCGATGATCTGGCCGACCGCGTTGCGCCAAGTAAGGTTGTCCTCGCTCGACGGCTCGTCGTTCACCACGTCACTCGCATTGCGCTCGAGCTCAAGGAACAGTCGGCCGGTGTCACCGAAGTCATAGCCGCTCTGGCTGGTGGCGTCGGCGTTGGCCTGGAAGCCGCGGTCCGGGTCAAAGTAGACGATCGCGAAAGGCCGGTAGGCGATCAATTCGGCCTGGGTGTGGTGGATCGAGTTGGCTGGCTTGGGAAGTCCTTCGTGGTAGATCGCCGCCAGGGCCTCTTGCTGCGTCCTGGCCGGGTCGGTGAGGCCCTGGAAGGCGGCGCAATAGGAAAGCGTTTCTCTGAGGGCTTCCTGGGCGAGGCTCAGGCATCCGGCAGGGTCGGGCATTTCGACGGTTCAGGCTTCAGGGTTCAGTTTGGGCTAGCGGTGGCGGAAGTGGGGCCCGGCGCGCTCGGCCGACGGCTCGCGGACAAGTCGCAAGGTCGCCAGGCCCGGGCCGTCGAGGACCTCGTCGACGTCCCAGATCTCCGATCCGATGGTGACCGTGGCGTGGATAGTCGGCGAGGCAACGCCACCGTACTGGCTGGTCGGGTCGGTGGTGATCGTAAACTGGCGGACTTGCACCTCACGGGTCCCGTCGAGGCTGTGGACCCGCTCGCGTGTTACTGGTCCGGAGATCCCAGTCAGCGAGACGGCCGCGCCTGTCACTGGCGTATAGGTAGCCGCGATGCCGCGTACTGCGAGCAATGCGGGCAGGGCGGCGGCGGCGTAGTCGGTCTCGAATAGGCTAGGCATCGCCGGACCTGTTGACGTTCAACCGCGCCCGGGGGGCCCGGGCGCGGCGGGTGATCATGTCAAAACCGGCCGGCGTGCTTAGGGCGCGTCGGTGGTCCAGAACCGGATGAACTCGACGCGCACGTCGGCGCTCGTGTCGTCCGAGGTCTTCTCCAGGTGTACGATGGGGAAGAGCGGGCCGGTCGCATCGCTCAAGACGAACGTGGTCCCAGACAGCACACGGGCGCCATTGATGTAGAGCTTGCAGTTGCTGAGGTCGCGGCAGTCGAACACGACGTCGAAGTACGTGTCGTCGACCGCGTCGACCGTGGTGTCGGTGGCGCTGACCTCGGTCGTCCCATCGTCGCTTTCGGCTTTGATGTCTAGGGCGGTGCCGTCGAGGTGGATCACGAAGCTTTCGCCGACCGAGTCGAAGTCGGTAGCGTGCGTCTCGTTGGCCAGCCCGGCATTGATGTCCAGCGCCGCGTTATCGCCGATGTCGTAGATGGCCAATCGCATGTGCAGGATGGGCCCATCGGCGACCGGAGCATGATGGCGGGTCAAGGCCGGGTAGAGTGCGGCCATGGCGGCCTCGGCCACGGCGTCGAAGGCGAGCTTGCAGCGGGCCGCCGGCGTGGCGGCGGTGACGCCTAGCCCATTGGTCACGCCATGGGTCCAGAGAACGTCGGACGGCGAGCCGTCGAAGTCGATCAGGTAGTTGGGCTCGACATTCAGGTCGACGCGGACTGTCGAGTCGGCCGCGGCGGCGTCCTCGACGCAAACGCCGACGTAGAAATCGCCGGACGCCGGTGTGATGATGGCCGCATTCGCGCTGCGGTCCCAGTAGACGCGCATCCCGGGGAGGAAACATAGGCTGGCGGTCTTCGTGATGTCCACAAGGCCGGCAGTCCTCAGGCTCAAGGCATCGCCGGCAGCCCGGGCGTTGAGTCCCTCGACGTAGGCCGCGCGGCCGTCGTCGAGCTGGACCACTTCGCCGGCCGAGCGGGCGGCAGCGGCAGACTGTACCGGGATCTGGCGGGTTTCGGAGAAAAGGGTCGCTTCTCCCATGGCTCGTTACCTCTTTTTACGGGGTTTTGTGATCGGTTGAGGGGTCGCCGGAGGCGGCGCTCGACCGTTGGGTCGAGGGCGCCCGGGCAGAGACGGTTAGCCGGTGCCGGCGGAATAGTACAGGCCCCGGTGATCGAGGGCCTTGGCCCCAATGTCGAGGTGCACGTCGAAGCCCACGCCCCATTGGCCACGATCGAGGGTGAAGCTGCGGACCACCGGGCTGGTGTTTCCGCGCACGTAGCCGACCTCGATCGTGGGATGCTGAAGCGGGGCAGCCGACAAGAACCATTTGGTGGCCGCGCCCGTGTAAGCCTGGCCGGTGGCGGGGTCGGTTACCCCGGCCGCGCCGATGCGGTTGTCGGCGGCGATCGCCAGGTCCTCGTCCATCAGCACGTTTCTCGCTCCGCGTTCGCTGTCGGTCGAGCCGGTGATGATGATATTGGCGGAGGTCACGAGTTCCCGCGCCGTGAACACCAAGTCCTGCGGCACGATCAGGTACCGCGGGGTGATGTTCAAGTTCACGCCGCTTTCGGTTTGCTTGGCCATGGCCACGATCCCGGCTTTCAGACCGGCGGCGCCCAGGACGGCCGTCCCGGTGTTGGCGTGGTCGCTGTGGAACAGCGTCGTGCCGTCGGCCAGTGCCGCGTTGGCCAGCAGAATCGCATAAACCAGGTCGGGCCGGATCCGGCGGGCCGCTGCGCCGAGCATCGCCGGCACTTTGGTCAGGGCGTCGAGGTTGTCGTCGATCAGGTCCTGTTCGTCGATGACAAACTGGCGTGCGTACCGGTGGGGCCGGTACGTCTCCCGGGTATCGGCGAACGTCCCGTGCTTGGCCGTGTCGCCGCGGCCGAGCTTGTCGAGGCTGTTGGCCGGGCCTAGCCGCGGCCGCTCCTGGGTCTGGAAGTTGGGCAGGTTCGGGTTTTCGACGACCCAGCCGACCGTCGAGTCCGGCGCCTCCTGGAAGGACTGTTGGAGCCGCGCGTTGATCGAAGTGGTGAAGATGTAGGACAGGCTGGCGCCGCTGACGGCCGAGCGAATGGCCTGATTGCGGCCATGCGGGATGCGGCCGCCGTCGAGGCGAACGGCCTCACGGCAGATGTCGATCAGCGACATGTCCCTGTACGGGTCGGAGCGATGGGCGAGCTGTTCGAGCTGCTCTCGGCGGGCGTCACCGTAGCCGTCCACCAGGTCGTCGGCGACCGGCGAAAGATCTCGTGCGGGGTCGAGCCCACTGCGGATGCAAAGCGACATGGCCAAGGCCTGGCGGGTGCAGTCGGTCTGATGATCGCGGACGTGGCCGGCGGGTGCTCGGTTGTCGACCGGGTCGCTCCGATCGCCGCGCAGCGCGTCCAGGAAGTGGCGCGAGGCGGTTTCGACGGGCCATTCCTCGGCGATCGCGCGGGTGACCAGGTCGTCGGGGATCCGGTGGCGGGTGCCGAGCTGGCGGATCTCCTCGATGCGGGCGCGCTCGGCCCGACGTTCGGCCGCGGCGTCGACCGGATCGGGGATCTGGATCCTGGCCGTCACGGATTCCAAGTTGTCGGCTCTGGGCTGTGGGTCGCTGCGCTGGGTGCGGTCCTGGCCGGGGTCGCTGCGCTGGGTGCGGTCCTGGCCGGGGTCGCTGGGCTGGGTGGGGTCCTGGCCGGGGTCGGGCGACTGGAAGCCGGCCGGCCGGATGGTGCCGGCGGCGATCCCGTCGGCTCGAGCGCGTTGGGCGCCGGTGAGTCGCTCGTGAAACTCGACGGCCTCGTCGTCGGTGGACTCGGCCGATAGGCCGATGGATTCGAGGTAGTGGCGGAGGGCTGTGTCCATGGTTGTAGACTCCACGTTGTCAGGATCTGGCGTGATGGCGTGCCGTACTTGGGTGGCGCGGTCGGCGGCGAACGGAGTGACCGACACCTCCTTGACGGACCAGCGGGTAGTAATTCGTAGAACGCGATCGCCGGCAGTGAAGGTGCGACCGGCGATGGTGCGGGCTTGACGCCGCGGGATGTCGACGTATTCGACCTGCTCGTAGCCGATCGAAACGTCACGAAGGTGGCCCTCGCGCACTTTGCTCCAGGTCGTCAGGCCGAGCGGATCGGAGTGGGAGAAATAGAGGCGTCCGACCCAGTCGCGGCCCTCGCGGCGGACGTCGCGGACGGACCCGATCACATTCGCGACGCCGCGGCTGGCGTGGTCATCCAGGAGGACGACTTGCTCCGGCCACTGGCCACCGTCGGCGAGTAGAATCTCGTCGATGATCCGCCGGCGCCTAGGGTCCGGGTCAGATTTGGGGTCGCGGATCGTCGCCCGACGTTCCGTGGCCAGGACGGCCTCGACCGATAGATTCTCTTCGTCGATCGTCTTGGCGCGGACGGCAAGGGCGGCGCGGACCTCCTGGATGCGGGCGGCGCTGACCGTGGCGTTGCGGGTGGCAAGGCGGTCGTGTCGTCGGCGTGTCATGGCTGGGCGACCAGCTCCGGTTGGGGTTTGGTTTGGGGGTTGGCGGGCTCGCCCGGCACGGGCAAGCCGGCCTTGCGGAGCTTCTGTCGCTCGGCCAGGCGTTGGGCGATCACGGTGTCGAGGTCCTGGCCCGTGGCGGCCAGGGCGGCCGTATAGGTAAGCGTGCCGTTTGCTATTCGCCTCGTCTCGGCGTCGGCCTCCTTTTGCGGGTCGACGTGCGGTGGCCGCGGCCACACCCAGGCATGATCGACGATGGCCGGCCGGCGTGGGAGCAAGCCGGCCAACTCGGCCTCGCGCGAGAGCTCCGCGACCAAGGGATTGAGGCCGGCGGTCTCCAATAGGCTTTGGATCACCAGGAGTTGGATGAGGTAAAGCTGGATGTCCATCCTGGCCGAGCTGTAAGTATGGCGCTCTGCCGTCAGGCGAACCAGCATCAACGGCATGGAGACGGGACGTCCGATCTCGGCCATGCGTTCCTTGCGGAAATCGACGTAGTTGGTGCTCGGCTGCTGCGGGTTGACCATCGACGGTTTCCAGCCAGGCGGCCCGGTCGATTGGGTGCGGCGCTCCATGTTGACCGACGTGTCGATCTCCAGGTATTCGGCGTCGGGATGATCCGTGTACCAGTAGACGCCGGTGTCGGCCGCGGCGCGGGCGGCGTCGAGGACCTCAGCGTCATAGTCACGCAGGTCGGCGCACGTATCCAGGCAGGTGGCCAACCACGGCGCGCCGCGGACCTGGCCAGGCTCCAATGTCATATAGCCGTGCAGGATCATGTCGGCCGGGATCACGTCAAACTCGCCGACGTCCAGTTCCCAGACGCCCGACGGGCGCGGTCGCGAAATGTAGTATTGGATCGGCCGGCCGGTTTCTTTGCGTCGGACACCCAGCGCGACGTCTGGGTCGCCGGCGAACTGGTAAGGCGTTGCCAGGCGTTTCGGGTTCAGATCCAACACTCGCAACGTAATGCCGTCCTGGACCTCAAAGTCGGTGACGAGCTGGGCCAGCCACTCGCCGGCGAGCCAGAGGCTGCGCACCCACCCGCGCAGCAGATCGGCACCCGAGAGCCGGCCCGTCACGTCGGGCTTTTTGAACCAGTCGCGCCAGAGTGCTTCCAGGGCATTGTTATAGGCCTCGTCGTCGGATTGCACCTGAAGCGTCGGGCCGTGCGGCCCCACGAGGTGCGCGGCATGCGTCGTAATGACGCCTTCCACGATGGGATTGTTGGCCGCCTCGTACGTGGCGCGGGTTCGCAGGGTTTCGAGGCGCTCGCTGAGGTCCTCGTTGATCGTTTGGCCCGTGACGGTCGCCCAGTGCGCGCGGTTGAGGCGATTGGTATCGGCGGTCTCCCATCGCCGGATGGCGCGGCCGGGCGGCTCGACCGGCGGCTGGCGATCTGCCCGGTCGACGCGATTAAAGGCCCAGTTCCGCGTCGCACGCGGGGGTCGCAAGAGCCGGCGGATGGCGCGGAGGGGGTGAATCACGGTCAGTCGTTGGTTATTCGCGCGTAGGTGATCTTGGTACGTTGGATGCCGGCGTTGGCACCTGCGCGGCGGCGGAGGTTCGCGACGAAATCCTGGATCTTGCGCGAATCCCACTGCATCGTGTGGTCGGCCGCGCCGCCGTCGGGCAAGGCGGCGAGGTAGCCTTGCGCGGCGATCGCGTGATCCAACGCGGCGGCGTAGTCGCCGGCGGCAAGGTCGGCGGCGGCGGCCGCCATGGCGGTCTGGACGTCCGAATAGGCCATACCCGCTCGACCGTAGCAAACCAGTGGACCAATCCGGGCGCAGTACCGGCCAGGATCTGGCCTGACAGGCGAAAACCGCTTGCTGCGCGGGAAAATTTGCTCTCAAAACCATGGTTTTGAGAGCAAATCCGGCGTCTTATGACGCTCGGGATCCGGAACTATTGGGGGGATGGGCGTTTTTCGGGTCCCGCGGCGATCGCCGCAG